GACCTTAATCAACTCCAAGATTGCCAATACTTTTTCGCATGAGCCCTCAACAACAACCCTACGTCCGAGTCGCTTCGGAACTGAAGTACACTCCGACCGTCCGCGCCCTCTTTGTCACGCTGGCCGAGCCCTACTTCTACTCGCCAACTGACGAGAAGGGCAGCTACTCCGTCACCCTGACGCTAGACCCTGAGAAGGACGACGACTTCCTGACGGAACTCGACCGGATGTCTGAGGAGCTGATGGATGATTGGCTGCAAGAGACCGGCACGGACGCTGCCGACATCACGCCGAAGAAGCCGCTGTTTTATCGGCGCGACGAGAAGGACGAGGAGGGTAACAAGACCGGCAACACCCTCATCAAGATGAAGAAGAACGGCACAGGCCAGCGCAAGGGCGGTTCTCGCTACACGCTGAAGCTGCCGGTCGTTGACGGTCAAGGGCAGGAAGTGCCGAAGGATGTCATCAGCAGCCTGGGCCGCGGCACCAAGCTGGTGGTGGCTTACCGCGGTGAGGCCTACTGCATGAACGGCGTCTTTGGTGTGACACTGAAGATCGAAGCTGTGCAGCTGGTTGAGCCGATGTTCCGGCAGTCGAACGATGCTGCTGATGCATTCAAGGGACGCGAGATGGACGAGGCGTTCACTGTTGGCGACCTAGACTGATGACTGTCGGCATCGGGGTGGACCCTGGACAGAGGGGCGGCATAGCGTTTGTGTCGCCAGGCTGGGTTCAGGCTTTCCCGATGCCGCTCCTTCCCAAGGAAGAGCAGAAGGCAGCTGGTACACCCATCAACTGGTTTGAGGTGTACCGGCTGTTTTCCCAGTGGGACGTATGGGAGAATTACCTGTGCGTTGAGAAGGTCTGGGGGATGCCGGGGCAGGGGGCCTCGAGCACCTTCAAGTTTGGGGGTAACTTCGTTGGTATCCTCGCCACCGCACAAATCATGGGGGCCAAGATGGAGCTAGTGGTCCCCCGCAAGTGGAAGTCAGCCGTCCTTGGTGATGACTACGAGCACGACAAGCAGGGGGCCTTTGCATTCTGTGCAGATCGCTATCCGCAGGTGTCCTTGCTCGCCAGTTCTCGACACCGCACACCACACGACGGCATGGCAGACGCTTTGTGTCTAGCACACTATGCCGCTTTCAAACAAAAGAACTAAATGCCCGGAGTGTGGGGCCAACAGGGGGTTGGCTTCTGATGTGCAGAGCGAGCGCAAGTATTGCTTTGCCTGTCAGTACACCGAAGGGACCGCACCACGTGAGGCTGAGGCCTCAGAGTTTTTCAAAAAGACCGCCAACATGAATGTCATTAGCGGGGTGTCTGTGCGCCCCATCGGTAGCCGCCATCTCACCAAGGAAACCTGCGAGCGTTACGGCTACGGCTTTGCTCAGTACGCAGGGCAAGAAGTCCAAGTCGCAAACTACTACGATGACGTAGGGGCGGTAGTCGCGCAGAAGCTACGGCTACCCGGCAAGGACTTCCGAGTGCTGGGTGACAACGACGCCGTGAGTCTGTGGGGAAAGCACTGCTTCCGTGACAAAGGGCGCATGGTCGTCATCTGTGAGGGCGAGCTGGACGCAATGGCTGTGTACCAGACCCTTGGCCCCAAGTCTGTTGTGGTGTCGATCCCGCACGGCGTGGGGACAGCAGAGAAGTACATCAAGCAGGAGTTCAAGTGGCTGTCGAAGTTCCAAGAGGTCATCCTCTGCTTTGACAGTGACGAGCCGGGACAGGCTGCGGCCAAGCAATGTCGTGCGCTGTTCAAGGGCAAGCAGAAGGCCCGCATTGTCAAGCTACCGCTCAAAGATCCATGCGAGATGCTGGATGCGAACAAGAGCAACGAGCTGTACCGCGCAATTTGGGACGCTCAAGAGTGGTCAGCCGCCGGCCTCGTTCACGGTGATGCGCTGCTTGAGAAGGCGCTCCACCGCAACACCCGCAGCGCCGGCAGCTATCCGTGGGAGGGGCTAAATGAGATGACAGACGGCATGCGCTACGGCGAGCTGATTACTGTTTGCGCTGGTAGCGGCATCGGCAAGTCCACAGTAATGCGAGAACTTGCAGCATCGCGGCTGGCAGCAGGCGAGCGGGTCGCATACCTCGGCCTTGAGGAGGGACCGTTTACAACGGCGCGGGGCATCTTCAGTGCGCACGCCAACCTCCCGCTGATCCAAGCAGAAGACACGCCGGAGGTTAAGCACGCAATCGAAGAGGCGTACAAGGACTGGGGGGATCGGCTGTATGCGTTTGACTCGTTCGGCTGCTCTGATCCTGAGGAGATCCTGTCCACGATCCACACTGCTGCTGTTGGTCTGGATTGCAAGACGGTGTTCCTTGACCACATCAGCATGATCGTCAGCGGCATGGACAGCGACAACGAGCGCCGCAGCATCGACCGCTTGATGCACGAACTGCGCCTGCTTGTCGAGACGGGAGAGATCCTGCTGTTCAACGTCAGCCACCTGAAGCGCCCGATGGGCAAAGGCCACGAAGAGGGGGCGCAGGTCAGCCTGAGTCACCTGCGGGGCAGCGGTGCTATCGCACAGCTCAGTGATTTGGTCATCGGCCTCGAGCGTGACGGCCAAGCGCAGGAAGAAGACAGGCACATGCTGAACATGCGCGTGCTCAAGAACAGGTACAACGGGTCTACAGGTCCCTGCGGTAGCCTGCGGTACAACCGGACGACTGGGCGGTTGATCGAAGATTCTGGTGCAGAAAATTTTGAAGCAAGGGAAGAGGTGCCGTTTTGAAAAAGGACTGCGTTGTTGGACTGATTGGCTACCCGTCGAGCGGTAAGGATATGGTGGCGCAGATGCTGGTCGAACAGCACGGCTTTACCCGCGTGGCCTTTGGTGATGCCATCAAAGACATGATGCTGCTGCTTGATGATCGGTATGAAGGGAACCGCGCAAGGCTTGAGTACCACAAGGCGCTTGGTGAGACTGACCCGCTGCGTACCCGCGCACGCTTGCAGGAACTCGGTGAGTTTGCCCGCGGTGTGTACCCTAGGTTTTGGATTGACGCCGCTGCCCGCGTTGTACCGCTGGACGGCCCTGTCGTTTTTAGCGACATCCGCTACCCCAATGAGTTGCAGTGGGTGCGCGAAGACCCAGACCTTCCTGGCGCACGCGGGGATGGGGTCATCATCGGCATTGACCGCCCCAACTACGGAGCTGTCAACGATCACGTGAGCGAGCGCAACACGGGTGACCTGATGCTGGACGCTGACGCAATCCTTGTCAACGACAGTACACCTGAAGCCCTGATCGCAGAACTGCTGGAGTTTGTCTGATGACTACGATCCTGTTTGACCTTGAGACTGACGGGCTGCTTGACGAGGTATCTAAGGTCCACTGCCTGTGCCTCACGTACCCGCACACTGAGGGTGATGACGTACTGAGCTATCACGATCACAGCGACTTGCCGCGCGAAGGCACGCTTGCAGAAGGCCTCGAGAAGCTGCGGCAAGCTACAGTCCTGTGTGGCCACAACATCGCCGGCTTTGACCTGCCAGTTCTCCGCAAGCTGTTTGACTTTGACTGGGATGGCGAGGTCCACGACACCGTCGTCTGGTCTCGGCTGGTGTACAGCGACAGGCGCGAGCGGGACTTTGCACTCGTGGATCGTGACCTGCTGCCGGGTCGCCTTGTTGGTGCCCACTCCCTAGAAAGCTGGGGGTACCGGCTGGGCGACAACAAGGGCGACTATGCCGGCGGGTGGGAAGCGTTCTCGCAAGAGATGCTGACGTACTGCATTCAGGACGTGCGGCTCAATGCAAAGCTGTACCACGTGCTGCGTTCGCGTCTGCCCAAGTTCAGCGCAGATGACGGGCTGACCACCGTGCAAGTGGAAACCGAGTTCGCGCAGATGCTAGAGACGATGGGTCGCGTTGGTGTCCCGTTCGACTCGGATGCATGTGACGCGCTCTTGCAGAAGCTGCGGCCTCGTCAGTTAGAGCTGGAAGACCAGCTGCGCTCTGCGTTCCCTGCGAAGAAAGAGTTCTACAAGGTCAACAAGCGCACAGGCAAGCGCACTCAAAGGCGCAACGAGGCTGGCGAGATGGTGGATTACAAGCTGATCCAGTTCCAGCCTGGTAGCCGCATCCAGCTTGCCAATGCGTTGATGGACAAGTACGGGTGGGTGCCGACTAACTACACCGCCAAGGGTGACCCGCAGATGGTTGAGGAGGTGATGTTGGATCTGGCCGACGTGTACCCTGAAGCCAAGCTGGCCGCAGAACTGTACATCGTCAAGGCCCGCATCGGCACGCTTGAGTCTGGCAGGTACTCGTACATCAACTGCAACAAGGATGGCCGGATCCACAACCGCACGCTGCACATCGGCGCGATCACGCACCGCAGCAGCCACTCCCGTCCGAACCTGGGCAACCCGACAAGTGTGCGGAAACCTTGGGGCAAGGAGATCCGTGCGATGTTTGTCCCTGTTGACAGCGAAGAGTTTGAGTACGCCGGCTGGGACCAGTCAGGGCTCGAGCACAGAATGCTGGGCAACGCGCTGTCTGCCTACGACAGAGGTAACTACGCCCACATTGTGGATCAAGGCGACATCCACATGCTGTACCTCGAGGCTTTGCAGAAGATGGGTGTCACAGCAACACGCGATCAGGTCAAGGCCTCAGGCTACGCCTGGCTGTACGGCTGCGGTGTTGACAAGCTCGGCGCAATGAACGGCGGCAACCGCGTCCTCGGCAGCAAGATCAAGAAGGCGTTCAGTCAGGGCATTGTCGGCATGCACTCCCTGTTGAAGTTCCTCGGCAACCAGGCGCAACGGTATGAGGGCGTTCTAGGGCTGGATGGTCGGCGTGCTGGTGTCCGCTCCAGTCACAGCTTGCTCAACACCAAGCTCCAGATGGATGGCTCAATCTGCATGCGCTGGATGCCCGTGTACCTGAAGAGCGAGCTTGAGAATCACGGCATCAAATGGGGTGTCGATTACATCCCGCACCTGCACGTCCACGACGAGATGCAGGGCTCGCTCCGTAAGGGGCTGCGGGAGCCGTTTACTGCTGCGGTGCAGGCCGCCAACAACCGCACGGTATCCGCACTTAACCTTAAGGTCCCGCTGCGCTGCGACGTGGTGTTTGGGGACAACTGGCTGGCAACGCACTGATATGAAAGGACTTCTCGACGGCGACATGTTGCTGTACATGGTGACCCTCTCAAATGAAAAGGAGGTCATCTTCAGCAACGACTTCCACGTGCTGTACGCCGACTACGAAGAGTGTCAGGAGTCGTACACGCGCAACCTTGACGAGCTGCTGGAGGGCGCTGGTGTTGACGACTACCTTGTGTTCTTCAGCAGCCGCGAGAACTGGCGCAAGGATATCCTGCCGTCGTACAAGGAAAACCGGAAGGGCTCCCGCCGGCCTATGTGCTTTGGGCGCTTGAAGGACTGGGCGATGCAGGACAGTCGGGCTCGAGAAGAGGCTTGGCTTGAGGCTGATGACCTGATCGGGATTGAAGCTACGTCAAGCAACGAACCAACAACAATCATCAGCCACGACAAGGACTTCAAGACAGTGCCTGGTAGGTTCATGCGCTACCGCCAAGGGTCGGGGTTTGTGGACGACATCACGGTGGACAGCGAACAAGCCCGCTACTGGCACATGATCCAGACCTTGATGGGCGACCGTGTTGATGGCTACTTTGGGTGCCCCGGTGTAGGCGAGAAGACTGCCGCTAGGCTGCTGGACAAGGCCGTCAAGACACCAGGGCGTATCACGACCGAGGAGTTCCCTGCTGTCTGGGAGCAGATTGAGGCGCAGTTCATCAAGGCAAAGAGCACTGCTGAGGACGCGCTGGTCAACGCACAGGTGTCCCGCATCCTCCACTACGGTGATTACAGCGGTGACATGGTTCGGTACTGGCAACCTGAGTATACTTAAGAGTTAATAATATGGATGAATCTGTTCTACGAAGACTTCGCAAAGACCTGAACGAGCGGTTCCCTATGAGGCCGCTTCACAGCATGTCGGTGCCTGATGAGCCCCACCAGATGGCGTGGATCATGGGCATGCGGGCTGGGCACCAAGAGGTGCTGACAGCTATTGACGACATGATTGGTCAACCGTTCCAACCTGACCCGCCTTCTCACGATGTGCCTAGCTCCGAAGATCGAAGCGCCGCCGACGCCGCCGCCCGCACCGGCAGCACCCCCTATGGCCCCTAAGGCTGCACAGCGGGTTGGCAGGAGCCAATCGGCACAGCAGGCACAGCGCCAAACCGCAGCCGCTGGGGGTGTCCTTCGGCGGTTCCGTATGCAGATCCCTAACGTGAACATGTGACATGAAGACGCTCCAACACCATTACTCCGTAGGCCTAGCTGCCCGGTCGGAGTTCGAGGAGCGGGGAATCAGGTCTAGCGTTCTGACGATCCCCGCCGTATTCCGCCGGGACGAGACGGGTCGTGATCGTCTACCGCAGAACTATCAAAGCGTCGGAGCTGAAGGGGTCAACACGCTGGCATCCAAGCTAGGACTGTCGCTGTTCCCCACTCAGCTGCCGTTCTACCGACTGGCTATCGACCCGTTCATGGAGCGGCAGCTGGTCAGCGAGTTCGGTGTTGAGGACGCTGCGGCGGGTCGAGCCGAGATCGAGAAGAACCTGGCGCTGATTGAAGAGACTGGCCGCGAGGCGTTTGAGACGCAGGGCTGGCGCCCTGTCATGTCTGAGTGCCTGCGCCACCTGCTGATTACCGGCAACGGTCTAATCATGGTGGACAAGAAGCGCGGTCCTCAGTTTGTTGATCTGCACAAGTTCATCTGCGAGCGAGACCCTGAAGGCAACATCATCAAGGTGGTTGTCAAGCAGCACGTGGCCCGCGAGATCGCTGCACGCTACTTCCCTGACGGCCTGCCTGAGGACGCTACTCGGTCCAGCGAGGGTGACAAGAACCTTGCCCTGTACAGCGGGGCGTGTCTTGAGGAGAATGGCCAGTTCAAATACTGGCAAGAGGTCGAAGGTGTTGCTGTCCCCGGCTCGCTGCGTATGCTGCCGGCCAAGCGCCTGCCTCTGATCCCCCTGCGCTTCAACGGTATTAGCGGTGCCAGCTACGGCAGCTCGTTTGTTGAGGAGTACGACGGCGACCTGATCGCACT